ACAGTGGCACACTGTGCCCTGTGTCTGTGTTTTCCCCATTGTTTTTTTTAACTTCTCGGCGCCGCGCTCTCTCTGTACTCGACTCGCCTATTTTTTTCTTTCGGTGTCGGGCCTTGTGGTGTTGAGCTTGCTCGCGCCCTTTGCTTGTTTACTGTCTTGTGTCTGTTTTGTTTGCCCGTGATTGGGACTTTGTTTCTTGCCTCTGATTGAGGACTTTTCTTTTTCTTTGTATCTTCATTCTATCGCCTCTTGCTGTGTCTGTCAATTTTTCCGCGTTTGGGCGTGTCGTTTGTTGTCTTGTTTGGTTGCGGTTTGCGACACGCCGGTGGTTGTGGTGTGGTGTGGGGTGTGGTATAGTGGGGGTGTCTGGAAAGGACAGGTGATTATGATGGCAATTTCGGAAATGAAGAATACTGGCAAGCATCATTATTATGTGGCGTGCTGGAGCCATGGAATCGGTGTGACTGACAGTGCCGGCAATCCGTATGTCGGTATTCTTGTTTTTGACACTGTTGTTGCGGCTGATGCTTATGCCAATGAACATGCGTATGAAGATGGTCATTCGTATGCTGAGCGCGTTGGCGCTCGTTGTGCAATGCGTATTATGCGGCGCCAATTGTTCTCGGAAATGGTTGATGTTTTGGGCATTCCGCTTTCTTGGCGTGATGATGTTAGCGAGCTGCGTTCGCGCATTAATGGTATGGGGGTAGATGCTCTTATTGGAGAGTACCGTGTGTACTGTTTTCGCTAGTTCCAATTGAACCGCAACACGCCGTGTTGATTTTTTCGGCACGGCGTGTATAATTTATAGTACCATCTATTAGTAAAGGTCAGGTGATTATGATGGCAAAGCAAACCACTACTAAGACTGTCCGTAAGGTTCGCGAATCCAAGTTCGAGTTTCTCACTGGCTATCTTTGCGTGTATGGCGAGACTAAGCGTAGCTTGGTTGTGGCACCGTTTGACATGGATTACAACGGCCGTTGTGATAGCGTGTATATTATTCATAAGGTGTCACCCAAGAAAGTGTTGAATCCGTACATGAATGATGATTGGACGCCGGTTCACGAGCGTATCACGTCGGTGTGGGACTTGGTTCGCGCCTGAGTTGTAAAAATAAGGCCCTTATAGTTGCGGATACTATAGGGGCCTTGTTGTGCAATGTGTTATTGGCGTGCCCCCAGTAGGGCTTGAACCTACGACCGGCCACTTATGAGGTGGTTGCTCTAACCGACTGCGCTATGGGGGCTTTTGGACGGCGGGGCGAAGAGCGCTCACTCGCCCCACCACGTTACTTAATATACGCTGTGTTTGTCAAGTTGTCAAGTCTTGGCGTGTCGCCGTTACTTGTTTTCGTTGAGTTTTGCGACGACTTTTTCTGCAATTTCGTTTATCTGTTTTTCGCTGATATTTACTACAATTCCAGTGTCGTTTTTGTGGTTGAAAAAGAGGTCAGCCAAGCGGTATACGCGACTTGTTAGCCACTTCCATTCGTCGTTTTTTGTCAGCATATTATTGACGTTATTGGCTGCCGTGTCGATACCAGCAAGGCGGTCACAGGCGCGCACATTGCGTACTTTTTCGTTCCACACATTTCCGGGAAGTTTGTTGAGCAGATTAACGATAGTCCCGCGTATAGTATCATACATGTTATTGCGGTTCTTATCTTTGTCCCATACGTATTCCCATACGCCCGCAGCTATTGCGTGAATATCGTTCTTGTTCATGGCATTACCTCCAGTGTTGTTTGTGTTATTGTTGTTGTTATTGTTCGAGCCGCTTCCGGCTAGAATCTGGTTGGCTTTGTTGATTACATAACGTACGTCAAGGCCGTTTGGTGCGAGGTCTGGGCATGTCGTATGCGTAGAGCCATACACTTCACGATGCAGATACACGTTTCCGTGCTCACCGTTATGCACTAGCTTTTTCCAGCCCATTCTTCGAGCGATTTCTGCGCATAGTCGTGCGCTTGCGTCCATGCATTCTCTAGTGCATTGCGCTTGCGGTATTCCGCCCTCATGTTCGATGGAAATGCCTGTCTGATTGGACAACGCATTGCCGTCTGCCCATGCGGTTTCATTTTCGCGCACATATTGGTGTATCTCTCCGTTGCGGCCGATTCCGTAGTGTGCTGATGTCTGCACGGCGGGGTTTGCGAACGTGGAATCGGTGCCGGCCAAGAATCCGGCCATGATGTGCAGTGTTATGTGGTCAATATTGTGCCCGCCGCGTCCCGCCGTGTAATTGGGGGAGCCTTTCCATATGATGTTACTCATTGTTTTCATCTTCCTTTCTGTCGTTGTTGTTGTTGTTTTTCTCAAAAATGCCCATGAACTTTGCTTCTTTCAATTTTGGGTTAATTTCACAAACATTTTCAATGATTGATGTGAGTTCAATGGCAATAATACCAATGGAAACAATTGGGAATAATTCAAACGGCAGATTAAGCGAAGAATTGAGTTGAATGGTGTCAATAATATATGCAACAAAAATAAGAACGCAATAAGCGAACTTATGGCCAAGTCCTTCGTGCATTGTACGTGAACTAATTTTAGACTTCATTGCTGCATTCACCACTCCAGTAATATAATCAGTAATAATAAATGCAACTACTGCAATGGAATACCACATAATATCATTGGTAATGTATGTATGTGTCATGTCCCTATGATACCTCCAATAACAAGGGAAAAATCCGCTTTCACTTGTGATGTGTCGAAAAACATGCGGCCAATACGGTATGCATTGACCATTTTTCGCGTGATGTCATCTGATTTTTTGATGTATGTTATTTCCTCGCTTACTTTGTTGTAATCCAGCGTATAATGCCGGTGGTGGTCTTTTTTCACCCGACGGGATATATAATAATCCAATGAACGTTTTGACACGCTGACAAACACGCCGAAACTACCGTATAATTCTGTGTCCAATGTGTATGAGTATTCCGCTATGTCAGGTATGTCGCATACAAGCGTATTGGAATCGTCCCTGAACTTATTGCGTATTGCATAGTCTGCATAATCGGGGTCATATTGTTCCAAAAATTGGCCAAACTTTGACTTCGCCACCTTAGCTGAAAATCCGCCGTAATCTGCCAATTCGAGGCAGACGAAGCCGCCACAATATGACTTGAATTGCTGTTGTCTGTTTTCTTGTTCGGTAATATCGAGGTGGTATTTCGCGAAATATGGATTCGCTTTTTGTACTGCGTTTGAGAGGAACAATACGCGTACCCTATCTGTCCACCTATCGACGGTATTATAGAACTCTGAAAAACTGTTCACCTCATTGCTTAAAAAGCGAACGTTATCTGGGAATATTTCATCGAAAACAATGAGGTGCACGTTTGGGTAGGCTACGGATTTAAGCCCGCCCGCTTGGGATAGCGCAATGAAATAACAGCATGTGCGCCATTGTTTTTCGTCCCAGCTATTGTGCCGATATTCACCGCGCCCACCGTTGATACGAAAATCATAATCGGGGAAAAAGTCGGCAATGTCCCTGAAAAATGTTTCCTTTTTTTTCTGCTCCACGTCGGTGCGTCGTAGATAAATAAACTCGTGTCCGTTTTTAATGGCCTCTTTTATGCCGTACCTTTTAGCGGCGAACGTTTTGCCGAGGCCGCGCGCGCCGATAACGAAATTCCATGCGGCGCCTCGTGTCAATAGGGCGTGCAGATTGTAATAATCGTTTTCGTCAAGTGTCTTCAATGGCATAATAATGTCCTCCCGTATACCTCTATCATATCATACGTACCTACGTATCTCCCACATGTACGCGCCATTCATCTGCGTTCTTAAATCCTTTTGAATCGGGCCGTTTCCGGGGCCTCCATGCCCCAAACAATGCACGCCGTCGCCTGTGTACATCTCCACATGGTCATAGCTTGGATTATAGCCGCTCCAAGCAAAAAGAACAAGGTCGCCCACGCGGGCTTTTTTAATGGCGTCATCGACGCTGTTTTGTCCGCTGACGGCCACCCGCCCGCCTTTTTGCGCCATTTGTCCAGTCCATGTGCCGACGTTGACGCCCAGCGCGTCCTGATAGGCGCGCCATATCGTGCTTGAACAATCGCCATAGCCGGTGTGCAGTGGGTCGAGGCGCCCGCCCGCCTGACTGTATGCGAAGCGGCCTGTCCACGATTTGTACAGGTCATGGACTTTCTGCCCCTTTGATTGGTCTGGCGCCGGTGGTGTCGGCGGTGTCTCCGGTCGCTGCCCGCCTGTTATCGGTTTTCCGTTGTCCAAGGATTCAAACCAATTCTGTGCGCTGGATTTCAGGAACGTGTATATTTTATCCCCGTCGTGTAAGTATAGGTTGTCGCCGCTTAATTGTATCCATCTTTTTTTCGCGGGCGTCGGTGTGATGGTTGGTTTGTCGCCTCCCTCTGATATAATCGGCGCTCCGGTTTGTCCGAAGTCTGGTGGCGCGCTTGTGCCGTCCCAATTTTTCAGCATATTGTATACGGTATTGTATCTGTTTTGATACCGTCCAAGCACGCCGTGGTTGAGAGCGGTGGAGTGCAATAAATCAAGCGAAGCTGTTGCGCTTGTGGAGCCTAATACCTGTACCGCAGACGCGGGCGATTGGTGCCACATGCTCATAAAAAATATGCGTTCTTTTATATTGTTTTGCGGGAATCCGTAGTTATTGCATGTTTGTTCGTATGATTTACAATCTGATTCCCACAGTGTTTGTTGCGCTTTATGTTGCTCTTTGCGGCTCGCATATTCAACGAATGCGTTCCCCTCTGCGCGCGTGACATACCGTTGCGTAAAATCCATATTGTTTTGTTCGACCTGTTGCGCGAGTGTGGGCGCGGCGGCGGCGAACCGCGCCCACCCCTCTGGGTCCGCCGTCTTGGATTCGCGCAACATGCCTGCGGCTCTGCCGCCGTACCACTGCATGATGCCGAGCGTGATTGGGTCATTGTAATTGACCGACGTCCACGTGCAATTGGATTCAACAGTGGCGATGACATACATGGCGTACATGGTTTGATTGGTTGTGAGACTCATGGTTGTATTGTACCGTAATATTGTGGGCGGCAATAACAGTATTGCCGCCCTTTATTGATTTATATGATACTGTCAGTCGCCCAATCGAACGATATTGATTGCCGCATTGCGGATTAGGCCGCTCATGTTTTGCGTGGATTCATCCGGCACAAGTGAATCCATGCGCAGCATGTCGCCCGCCGTGAGGTGGTGCAGCTGCGCGGGGATTACCGATTTCTGCCCCGCTCCCGTCGCGGCGCCGTTGCCGCCCACCACGATTGAAGCGGCGGTGTCCGCCAGGACATTGTTGTATGATGACGGCGAGCCGCGCATGATGCGCGTGTGTATCGGCCTGTAATCCGAGGTGGAGCTAATCAGGCTGCCGTATACGACGTGGCCTGAAATGAGGTACCAACCTGTTTTATTGATTTTTATTTCATTTTTGTTCTGAAGGACTATTGAGTTATCAGAACTGTTATGGAAGTCATTTGACAGTTCTGTGTTAAAATCAATTGGTACTACAGTACTGGAATTGGTCCAATGTACTGACTGTGTGCCAGCGTCCGTATGGTATTGTGCATGTACGATTTTTTCATTAAAATTAGAGTTTGATTCACTCTTTGAATAAGAATCTGTTTTAGTCCTATACTTGTTATCGCTTTCCGTCTTTGTGTATAGTTCTGCTTTTGTGTACACACTCGTTTTGTCCGCTTTATTGGCAATGGCGGTGTCGTATACTGTTTTTTCAACAAACTTGCCATCGGCGTTGTTTTCGATTGTGGTTTTGGTGTCGTCAAGCGCTGTTTTCGTGGCGTATGTGTTCTGCGCGTCCGTTTTTTTAAGATAGTCGCGCTTCACTTCATTGACAGAGCTTTCAGCGTTCTGCGCAGAGGTTTTTGCGTCAACGGCAGACGTTTTTGCGGCCTGGATGCCTGTGTCAATCTTGTCCATATCCGCGTTGTAGTCGCCGCGCCATGATGGTTTGTCGGCGTCCTGAAACTGCGACAGATTATAATATGAGGTCTTTTTTGAGCTTGACATGATTCGTTGTCCTTTCATTATTGTTTTGGCTGAAAATTGTTTGCCTCCGGGTTGAGTGGCATGTAGGTGTTTTTGGCCTCGTTTTCGCCCGGGAGGCATCCGTTTTCATCGTCGGTCGATGGCGGCCCGATTGGGCGTTCGCGCGGGAAGTGTCCGCGCGCGTCGGTGACGTCGCCAAGCTGGGCGTCAGGTACGCCAATGGGCCACAAATCATATGTGCGCGCGTCCATGCCCACGGCGTCCCATTCGTCCACGCTGAGCGCCATGTCGTCGTAGTCCCTCGCGAACAGCGCGTGTACGCGAACGTTGTCGTACATATCATCAAGTACGGTCTGCACGGACTGGATTACGCCGCGCACCGGAGAGCGCGCGACACCTGTTTCGTTCGATGTCTCCACGAGCGCGCGCAGCTCTTTTTCCAACTCCGCTAGCGCCTTGTTTGTTTGGTTGATTACCTCTACAATTTTTTTGTCCACGTCGGGTTGAATGTTGTTCAATCCCTCGCCTATTTCGTTGGTTTTTTCGACCACAATATTCAGGTTGTCGCACAATGCCTGAATCCACGTGAGCATATTCAGCGTGTCGCGGTATGCGAATGGCTGTGTGGTGGTGAAATACGGCCTGTAGCCATATAGTGTGTCGAATTGTGTGGTAATTGGTTGTACCATTGTTGTCATCTCCCTAGGTAATATCCGAGTGCCGAAAACTGCGCGCCACACCACGGTGGAATTGGCCGGTTGGTCATGGAATCGCTTGACCCCCATGTTTGCATGAACAATTGTTCAAGCGATTGCACTACCATCATATCAATATTAAGTAGCGTATTGCGGAACTCATTGAGCAACTGCGAGCGGCTCCCGGAGAATCCACTCGTATGGGCCTCGCTCGCGCCGTGCGCGGTGTCGGTCTGGTGGCCGGCGGAATCCGTGTACGTGTCGTTGGTGCTGTGCTGCCGCGTGGAGGTGTCGCTTGTCCCACGTGAATCGGTCTGCGAAGCGCTTGTGGCGTACCGCCGAAAATCGTCAATCCTGGTTTGCGGAAACTCGCTGTTGAACGTCATTGCCGTGTTGTCGGTTGTCGTATTGCTCGAACTGTCCCCGTCGCTGTTGGCCGTCTGTTTCGCGGTTGAATCGCTGTCGCTGTTGCTTGTGTTTGAAGTGTTTCCGGTCTGCCATATTTCCGTTGTTATGAATGGGTCGAACTTCATCAATTCTGTCTTATAGAGTTGGTTATAATATGGCATGTTTTCGTTCATGGTTCGACCCAATAGGAACGCGAACGCCTGTGGAGTTTCCACGCTGATTTCCCGCATTAAATAATGCCTGATTATTTTTTCATTGAGTTCGGCCCTATGTTGCTCATTGAAGATGGGATAGTAGTCGGGAGATAGATGCAATTTTTCGTCGGTGTCATACCCCATGGCAATCAGCGTGCCCAATTCAATGGTGTAATCCGCGCCCATGTCCTGTAGTGCGTATTGGCTGAAATCCTGTACCATGTCCGCCTCTATTCCTCTGTGTCGCCGTCTGTGCTGAGAATGCCGCCTGACAGATAGTCGGACCAATCCACGCTGAGCTCCGGCATTCCCGCGCGCCGTAGCCACAAATCGTTGATGGTGTCGCACGCTTGTTGCCGGCACTGCAGAAAACTCGCGCGGAACACGTTTGTTTTCTCGTTTCCGGCCGCAACCTCGTCGGTGATTAAGCGTTCTTTTTTTTCTGTGGTACTGTTTTGGATACCCAAAAAATTTACAAGCTCGTTCCATACCTGAGTTTTTACATTAAGCACTTTATCCGCAATAAACGGTGTGGCGTTCGGGAACGTCTGGAACATGCTGTTGATGTCCGCGCTATCATAGGTGTACACATATGGCGCGCCATTTTCGCGCGCTTTCATAATGTTTTCCACCGTCAGTTTTTGCGTTTCATTGCACGCTATGATCAGCGGAATCGAAATGTTGTCCAGATTCACATCAAGCGCCCTGTCCGCTATGGCGAGGCGCATGGCGTAATCGCCCATGACGTCCAACAGTGTGCAGCGCAATGGGTTGTCCCATATGGGCACGCACTCTTTGGAACCAAGCTGTTTGTAATGGTATCCGGTGGCGATTGGGTAGAATGTCGTGGGATTGTTGTAGTTGTTTGTGTTGCCGTAATTGCCTGATGTCACGACAAACCTATGCCACTGTTTGTCCGGGAAGAACAAAGCCACGCCGTTCTCCAGCAGTGTCATTTCCAAGTACCGCATGTCAATGCCTTGCGGTAGGTTGCGCCACGTGAATCGTGAGATGCAGAGCATTTCAATCAATTTCATATATTTTTGCACGCGGATTTGTTGCGACATTTCCGCATAATTGAAGTTCGGCGCGCTCCATCGTGAGCCTAATACTCGGTCTTTTACCTTGAGTGATGCCTGTCGTGCACCATTTTTTTTACGTCGTCCCATAAGGTCAATGATAGCATAATGGCGACTGCAATGCAACCGCCATTATGCCGCCCACCACAGTTCATTCAGTATCTGATGCCCTTCAGTGGGGCGTTGTCCGCGTAGTCCGTCACCCCGATTTTGGAGGGGTCGCGCCATACCGTCACGCCTTTTTCAAAAATACCCTTGATGGTCAGCCTGTATTCTTCGGGGCATGTGCTGGAACGCAGATGGAACTCATGCAATTTCCAGTACGTGAAATTGCTCATGCACATAAGACTGTCGGGCAGCTGGATGAACCGCTGCACGTAATATCCGAAACGCAGCCAAAACTCGCCTATATTGCGCATGGCCGCGTCCGGCAGCCTCTTGAAACGCGCCCACACCTCGGCATGGCCGTTGCCCAGGAGCACGGCGTCGCCACCGGACGCCGCGCCGATTGTGGGCGATGATAGCCGGCTGTCCTGTATCTTGGCGTTGATTCCGGCTATGGTGTTTGCATAATCGCCCTGTGCGACGGCGGTCGCGAGCGATTTGTTCATGTCCGCCAGTTTCATTGATTGCTCGTTGTTGAGGTTGGTGGACTGCATGTTATAGGCGTTTTGTTGGCTTGTGGACGCAAGCGCCGTGCTCTGTTGGTTGGCAAGCGTGGCATTCGCCTGCCGCACTGAGTTGTCGTACTCGGCGACGCCGAACGCCGCGTTGGAAGCGGTGCCGGCAAGCGCTGACACGGCGCCCCCGACATTGCCCGAAGCGAGCGAGCCCAAAAAACCGGCGCCCCCATTCACGAGGTTCTTACCTTGGCTGATGGCCTGCTGTTGCGCCATGTAGTCCATGTTTATATCATTGGCGCGGGCCGCGCCCTGATTTGAAATCGCTGTCATGGCGTTACGGTTTTGGTTTGCCAGATTGGCGCCGCTCGTGGCGTATTGCGTGCCTATTTGCGCTTGCGCGTACGCATTGTTGATGCCCATTTGTGTTTTGTTTTGCGCCCAATCGGCCGAGTTTTGCGAATATTGAATGGAATGCGCATTGCTCGCCATATACATCGTGCTATTGTTATTGACCACAGAGATTTTAGGCAGGTCCACAAGCCCGATTGTGTTGTTTAAATCCTCGCCGCCATTGTAGTTTCGTGGGTAGAAAAACAGGCGCGGTTGAGGGGGCGCCAATCGCCCGAACTCCCATATATCCAGCGCGGCGTCATCGACATATTGCGGTTTGATGATGGCGCTGTTCCCGTTCTGCATGGTCAGCTCGACATACGAATAGGGGAACATGCGGAACTTTTTCAGATGCTTGTACCTGTCATCTATATGGAATCTGTCGCGGAAGTTCTCAATCCGCAAAAACGATGCATCAAACGTGGAACGGGCGACATTGGCGATATGTTTGTTGCTGTTGTTTCCCAGCACGCCTATATAGAAATCGGCCATGTAATTGTTGATGTCCACGCCGGCCTGTCCCAATTGCCTGAACCTGGGCACGGCCCATACGCCTATGATGCCCTGTGACACCCATGGGTAGTTTGATATGTACCCCATCACCGCCGTTAGTTTTTCGGTGTAATATACGCTCGCGCCGTCGTGCAATGAATCCACGATGCTGCCTACCGCCGTGTGCAATTGTGGATTGGTCACAGTGCCCGCGGGAAGCACGAGCGACGTGGTGGACACAATGATGTAGCCGATGTCAGGCTCACGTACCACTTCGACGTCTTCGGGCCTGTCGCCGTGGATCACCGTTTTGCCCAGGTCCATGTAGCGTTTCGATTTCTGCTCTACAATCCTGCCGTCCGCGCCGGTGTCGAGGCCCTCTGCTATGTCGAGGTAGTCGCGTCCATAGTCGTCCCATTGGCGTTCGTTGGCGACGCCGATATGGCCGCGTTCGACGTAACAGCGTCCGAAACCAATGTCGAATTGGAATGATTGCCACACGTCCAATTGTATGTTCATTTGCGTTGTATATGCGTTGATATATGTACATTCTTGTACGAAATAATACCAATATTTGGGGGTGTCGAAATCGTAGTCGTTATAGGCTATCAAATAGTTGTATTTGCACGCTTCAGAAAAAGGCAGTTTCAATCGCACCGGCAAACCGAACTTCGACATGCTGCATTCATTGAACTCAACGCCTTGCAATGAGTTAAAATATTCCTCTTGCTGTTGCCTGTCATTGAATCGTACAATGTCCCTGTATCCCATGTCCCAATTCACGTTGCAGAGTTTGAACCTCGTGTTCGGTGTCCAGCTCGCATAGGAGAAATTGATGGGTAAATCGTTCGCGCTCATAATGTCCTATCCTTGTTGTGGTATGGAAATGCGGGGCATAATGGCGTATGTCATGCCCCGCATATCGGCGTATGGTGCCGTTACTTCGACTTCTTCACCAGTGTGGCGTACGAATCGCCGTCGGGCGCGTCGGTGGAATCAAGGCCGAGGCCCTTGACCCTGACGTGGGTGGCGCCGCCGTCCCACGCGGCCGTGGTGTCGATGTTCACCGTCATGCCGTCGGTGCTGATGCCGTCCATGGCGCCGCTCACATCGACGTGTGCGAGATGGCTCACATCGACCTTTTCGCCGCTCATGGTGGTGCCGATTGCGCGGAACGTCACCTCGCCATGGTACGGGCCGCCGTCGCCCTGTTCCATATCGACCTCGACATTGCCGGACGGGCTGATTTCGATGCCCTTGAAGATGCTGGGGCTCCAGCCTCCGAGATAGTCCCCCGCCACGGGCACGTCAAGCGCGGCGCCCGTCTCCTGGGTGACTTCGGGGTGTGCGGGGTCGATGTATGTGGCGCGCGCCTTGACGCGCAGCTTGGTCGCGTTTTCGTCGAGGCCGCACACGAGGATTCCCTCGTTGTCCAGTCGGGTGTACTGCGATGTGGCGCCCTCCAACATGTATTCGATGCCGAGCGGGGTGAAATCGGGGTCGCCCTCCACGGTGATGTTCGACCACACCTGTACGATGCCGCCACGGCGCACGTTCTCTGGAATGATGTTTTCCTCCCCGTACTTGCGCAATTCCACGGTGAACTCCGGCGTATCGGCCTTGACATTGGACGGCAGGTTGATGTTTTCCGGCGTGCCCTCGCCAGTCCAGAACAGCAGGGCATTGGCGAGAGGATTGGGCGTGATGGAACCACTATGCTTGTAGAAAATATTATAGCTATTATCAATCGGATTGACTGGGCTATTGGTTGTTTCAAGAATCTGGTCCCAACGGAACCAAAAATCAGTGGTTGTAAGAATTGCCTGAGCGCCGCGAATACCAAACTGCTCAGGATTGATGGGAATAATCCTGTAATTGATATCCGCTTTGTCAATGTTGAACGTCTGCGCGAGCGCGTTCACGTCAAGCGCGGAAATGACCTGTGGGGTGGCGAACAGCACGGCGTTCTCACGATTCCACGGAATGACCCAATGTGCGGCGTTGTAGCGGCCCATGCCACTCAGGGGGGTGGCGCGGAGCGTGTCGCTCATGGCGCGAATCTGTCGCAGCATGTTCTTCGCCTGGGCTTCGGTGGAATCCCACGCGCCGACGTCATCTGTGTGAATCCTGAAATATCCGCCCTGTTTCGCATACTCCGCGAAGCACTGCGTCATCATCAAATACATGTCATTGCGGTCGGATTTAATCGGCGCGTCCATGAGCTCCGCAATGAAATCGCCCATATTGCCGTCGCTCGTAAAGGCCGTGAGAATGGCGTCCTGGGGAACGGTCACAGGGTAATAATGGTTAAAGTTGAGCGGGTGGAAATAGTTTTTCACCGGCACCTGATAACGCCCGAAGACATCGTCGCCAAGGTACTCTTTGTTATAGTCGCGTGTGCGGGCCTCAATCAATCCGACAGCGGCCTGTTCGTATGTGCCGCCGTACCGCTTGAGTTCGTTCGGTGTGCCCATGTCGCGTAGCGGGTTGTCATAGTCGGCGTGCTGAATATACATGCCAATGATACGCTGAATAAACGTGTTATAGAACTCGTCGCGCAGCACAGGGTACTGTGAAATCTGCTCAATGGATTGGCGAATATTGCCCTGTGTTGCAGCTGGAATGCGCACCTGAAATTGCGGGCTCATTGCGCCGCGCACGGCGTTGAATATTTTTTCCGCAGACTGCGTAGCGAGCGGCCTATGGTTAGTGGGGTGGACTGCCATAATATGTTCCTTTGATTGTTATTGTTTATTGTATTAATCTTCGTTGAACAAATCTTCAATGGACGGCGTTTCGTCGTTGTCGCCGTCATTGTTTTCCGTATTTTCCGCCGGAGAGAAGCCCAATGTCTCAAACATGAACTTGAGTTCTGCGAACGATTTTTCCAGAGCGTCGAGACGCGGTTCAATGTTCGCCGTGTCTACCGTGCCATGTTCGGATTCAGGCTGTTCAACAGTCTCGCCGCCGTCAACCTGTGGGGGCGTGGGGTCATTCACTGTTTCCGTGGTCTGCTCTTCCATGTTTTCCGTGTTGTTCTCGTCAGCCATTGTTTTCCTTTCGCGCGCGTATTGTATGTAGCGGCGCGCCGCAATCACGCGACGCGCCATATTGGTTATGCAAGCACATTATTGAATCGTGTAGAGTGTCGTTGGCTGGACGAATCACAGTCCCATAACGGTGGCGATTTTCTCACGCCGGGCCTTTCCGATATGGCAATCTCAGTCACAATTCCATGCTTAAAACCACTTCTATAATACCACGGTATCGCCGTCCGCGTCAACCACGGACATGCCGGAACGGTAGCGTTCCCACGGTATCGGGCCGGTGATGCTGGAACCTGAATGCACCAATCGTACGCCGCCGTTTTCGTCTTGCGCTTGGAATCTATTGATTCCCAATATGACTACTTTTACGAACCGCCCCGACACTTTCCACGCGCCCAGCTCGCTGTCATCTATCGTGATGCCGTTCGGCGCGTCATGTCCGGTCAGCATCAATCCGTCTGTGTTTGCGTATATCAATCGGTGACTATTCAGACGTGCGGCGCGCAATAATTCTTTGCGCGCATAGGCGTTCACCCACATGGGGACAGGTAAATAATCGGTGGAAAAATTGGACTGTTTTCTATGGTATGGTTGCCACGTCAAAGCGCCATCAGCGTCTATTTCCGGCAGTAGTCCGTATCCACGATTAAGCGCGGCCATTTTCCCCACAAGGGAGTTCAGCATTATTTTAGCCAATTCCCTACGCGCGCCGTGCGCGTTTTTTTTCATGTCATACCATTCGTTTACATACGAATAAAACATGCCCTTAGAGCGCCTGAACTTATATCCTTTGACATGCTCAAACAATGTCACATTATAGTTTTCATATAATAGTTGTTGGTCTATGTCTGTCAGGCATTGCGTGATGAATCCGCGCGTTGATTCCATTCTTTTTTCAGCATCGAACTGCATCATGCCGTCGGTTAAAAACGGAAAGCCATTGGGCTTTAAATCCGCTCTGAACGTCATTATATCGCAGTGCAACGGCATGTCGTTATCTTCGACATATTCTCCGAAATATTCTTCAGGCTCGCCATAGGGCAACCATTGGTCATGCAATATCCATGGATACATGCTGTTGATATCCAAGTCCAACACGTCCCCATATTCCCCGGATTCGGCTTTCATATATCCGCCTATATATCCGCTACGCATGTCTGTTTTTTGCTCGTCGGATAAACGGGGGAACTTGTCGGCATACCATGGGCCGCGTCCGTCCCTGAAATCGTGCATTGCGGCGCTGCCCGCCGTGACACGCTGCAATCCAAGGCGCTCCAACTCCAATAGTGCGCTATTGAATGTTCCATATGACTTGAGTATGTCCTCATATGTGGAGTGCAATATGTTGCGTATATCATAAAACAGGAACCTTTTTTTCTTGGATAAAGTCAACTCGAAACTATAATATTTCCCGTTGGTTGTTACGATGGAATCCCATGACAAACCGCTATGGTTGGGGTCATGCGGGAACGCCGATACAACGTGCCGTATGAACGGCAATAGCGGGTCTATGCCGCATGAGTATATAACATGCTTTTCGTCGCCTGAATGCATGATATTGTTCAATGCTATTTGTGGCGTATCGAACGGCATTGTTGCGCCGTTTGTCCATCGTATTACGCCGTGTTCCAACATTCCCGTTTTCATATTATGCAGTCCTTGTATTGCGGGAGTATTATATTGTTTAATAATCCTTTACGGCCATGGTCATATAATCATTGAATGTCTGCCTTGCCAGCCGCCTTTGGCGCGGTGAATCGAACGCGGTTGATATACCGTTTTTAGGGTCGGAATCAATCCACGAAAACACTGTTTTCACTATGGCGCCCTCGTCCCATAAACGTTGACGTTGTTTCTTGCTTAACGCCCTCCATCTTCTTAAGCCTTTTTTGCCCATTGATTTTTTGATAGCTTCTTCAAAACTATCATATTGATGCGCTTGGCCTTCCTTGTATATTTCAACCTTTTTCTTATTATACTTTTTGGCTGTTTTACCGCTATTGCGCTGAGGTTTGCGCGTGCGTTTGCCAAGCATATTCGCGGCGTCCAATATCTCATTTTCCAGCACATTGCGATTGTGTTCAAGCAACGAATTAACAAACGCACTATCAGCCAATACGTTCTTTTTACGGAGGAAATTGGATAGTCGCGTAGGCACGATTTGCTCCACACCGAACTCACCTGTTGCCGACCTATTGAGTTCGGCAATACGCGCGTCGTACACGCTCATTGCTGGCTGTTGGCGTGCAATATTATATTGCTCTATCCTCTTTTTTGCATAATTGTACTTGCGCTGCCTACGCCTTAAAAATCGTTTTTGCTTCGACGGCGCTGCCGCTATATCCGCGTCCGTTGGCGGCTGGGTTTTCACTCGCTCATAATCCTGTTTAGACGGCCTTATTACTGGCATGGTATGATATGGCGTGCGCTTTGCCGCTTCGATTGCCGCACCGGCGTCGCGCGCCCATGTCCGCGCCATGTCCGAAGCCAATGTTTGCAATTGTTTGTCGGTCATCAACGAGAGTTTGCGCGGCGTTAAAACGTTGATATTCTCAGGATTTGCGCGCTTTATTCCCATTGCCGCTTGCCGTGCTTTATAATCCTTATATGGAGTTGTATTTTTACGTTTTGTTTTCTTTGTTTTCTTGCGCGCTGTTTTACGGATTGAATCCGTTTTTCCTTGCTGTTGCACGCTTTTAATATACGCGAGCCTGTTGCCTGAATAGTCGAAGATTTTTTTATCCATTGTGCGCGCCTTTATTTTCCCGTGATATGAAGCACCCCCACAACCTCGTATAAGGGTGTGGGGGTGTGTCTGTCAGGTGACTATGCGAGAGGACTGCAACCCGCACAATCACTAGTATACCATTACTTCTTCTTCATGTCAACTTCAGCCGGCACGAGGTTGAAGAACCGGCGCCCCGCCCGCGACCTGCCTTCGACCACCTTGAGGCGCATTGGCTCGTTCCACGTGTTCGGCGTGCCGAAGATGCCAAACAGCGTGTTGAACGCGCTCGCCAGAGTGGGAGAGGTGGCCGCGTAGGCGTGACCATCTTCGGTGAGGATAACGACACGCACAGATTCATTCATTTCGTGGGTGGTGTCGTTTTCCACGCTCACGCGCTGCGCGACAACGTTCACGACGTCCAGCGGCTCATTGAGATGTTCATCGAGCTTGCCCGCGTCTTGCAATGCCGCGTAGAGCGTCATTTTGCCCTCGTTGGTGCTCGTGTCGATGAAATGCTGGATTGTTCCGTTCGCCGCGTTCTCCATGTCAATGGAGGTCAGTTCTGTGGTTGCCATAATAGTCACCTTTCACTAGTTGTTTGTTGGCAAAACTTATATTACTCGTTGTCTCCGTCGTAGTCAAGTTCGACATCTTCCGGCGTGTCGTCGTTGTCGGCGCCCAGCGTGTCCGTGATGTCCACAGGGTCACCCACCGGCTGCGCGTGCGCCATGAAATCCACGATGCCCATGGCGAACGTGGCGCGGTACACGCGCACTTCGCGGGCCAGAAAATCAGGATACAGTTTCTTTGCGCGCGCCACGTACTTCGCGACATCGCCGTGGCGTCCGACCACAGTATGGGTCATGTCCACGAACTCGCCGTTCACGACTTCCACGCCGTGGAGTTCGGCGTAAATCTCACTGCGCTTTACGTTGCTCATTGTTTGTCACCTTTCATATGTGTGTTTGCTTTCAGGTCATCAAGATATAACTTCACAACCTGCATACTATCATACCGTGTCGCGTCCAGTTTGTCAAAACTGTTGAATGCACGCGTCAATGCCTGTTGCACTGTCAGCCTATCAAAAAACACGAGTTTCGCGTCATAGGCGCTGCCGCCGACTGTCTTAAGCACGGCAGACCACCCATAGAGCACAGGCACGTCAATGCTCCAATCGAGACGTTCGATGCCTCCGGTCAGGGGTAGCATGTCCTCAACCCGCGCGCGGTTGGCGGTGGCGCACATATCAGCGGCCTTGATGCAGCCGCGCATGAGCGCATCGTCACCGCGTGCATCTCCAACATACAGGCGGGCGAGCAGAGCGGCCGCGCGACATAGTGTCTCCCAGTCGCCGCCATGGTCGAACCTCTTAAGTTTGAGAATCCTGGCGCGGTTGGTCAGCGCCCGCTTGAATCGTGGAGTCTCGAAGATGCAATCATCGAAGCTGTTGCCGGACAGCGGGCGGTTTGTCTGTTGTCTCATTGCGCGCCCCACACTGTTTCGGTGAGTGTGATGGGGTCAAGTCCCCACGACTGAATGAATGCCTCGTACATGGCTTCAATGTCGAGCATGTCGAAGCTGAGTATGACCACCGGATTGCATGGGTTCGTAATGTTCAGGCCGTCGCACCAATTGCGGAATCCATCATCTTGGAAGTCTACCATGTGATGTACCATTTTTATGCACGCCTCGAACTCCGATATTTCACGAGGCGCCAGCATTTGTTTGCTCATTTCGCTATACTCTTCTTTATCGTTTACCGTGATGATAAATGAGCCATACATGGGGTCGAAATACTTTGGGTATTCTTGCTTTTCCATTATAACAGTCCTTTCATGTTTGCTAAAAGGTTTTACTAAAATACCTATTTTATTTATAAAACAGGTTGCCGAAATCAGTCAATTAACCATAAGATACGCTTGGTACAAATCTTCAAGCGTATCAACGCGAGCGATAGCGCTCAGCGCCTCTTCATTGGCCTTGGAAAGCTCATTGAGGGACAGCAGAGTTTGCTCTGCCGTTTCGCAACCATCAAGCATGATACGAATTGCCGCAACCTCGCTGATAGCGTGGAACGTCTCACAGCCACTACGCACAATATACATATTGGCCGCCTCTTCGGAATCAAACGCCTTTACTATATCCATGGCCTTGGAATAAATGAAGAACTTGCCGGTTGTCAGTGCCATATTAATCACCTGTCCTTTCCAGACACTCATATACTATCACACACCACACCACACCACAACCACCGGCGTGTCGCAAACCGCAACCAAACAAGACAACAAACGACACGCCCAAACGCGGAAAAATTGACAGACACAGCAAGAGGCGATAGAATGAAGATACAAAGAAAAAGAAAAGTCCTCAATCAGAGGCAAGAAACAAAGTCCCAATCACGGGCAAACAAAACAGACACAAGACAGTAAACAAGCAAAGGGCGCGAGCAAGCTCAACACCACAAGGCCCGACACCGAAAGAAAAAAATAGGCGAGTCGAGTACAGAGAGAGCGCGGCGCCGAGAAGTTAAAAAAAACAATGGGGAAAACACAGACACAGGGCACAGTGTGCCACTGT